CAAGCAAAGCGTTGCGCCAGTTATTTATCATTCCGAATTGGTAAAAGATTTTGCTTCCTAAATTTTCTCATCAGAAACCCAAAAGACAAGCATTTATTGCTTGCCCCACTCGCGTGACCAGATATGGTCGCCGAGCGGCATTTCCTCGCGGCCGTCAGACGTGATCGTCACTTTCTGACCGGCTACGAGGTCGCCACTAAAGCGCTTGGCCGTGCACTCGCGACAGAACTCGCGGGATACACCGCCAAAAGTCCCGTCAGCGTATTCGATGCGCGACAGGATGCACTTCGGGCAGGACGCCCCCTGGTGATAGTGGACCTTCACAGGGTCACGGGACGCCGGCAGCGGAGAAACGTCCTGGAATTGAAAGTCCGAGGACGGTGCCGCTGCAGAAGCGAGAGAAAGGTTCTCGCGCGGAAGACGCGCTCGCACACGGCTGAGCAAGTCATTGCGCATTTCCTCGCCTCGAGGATGGTTGATCTCCAAGTCAAACACGTCAGCCATGGTCAAAGGCTTGCGGCCACGGAGCTTGGGGTCATCGCTGAACACAAGCTTCATCGGGACCTCGTCACGCGGTGGAGCTGGAAGCTTCTGCGTGGAGTTGACGAGGGGAATGGAATTCACGGCCTGAGCAAAGGTCGTGAAACAACGGATCAAGCGGACGATAAGGCCGCCGAGCTGCACACCGGAATACGGCGCGAGAGCACTGAAGTTGATCCAATTGCCCATTGTGGCCGCAGAACTCTGACCCGTCGCCGCCACAAGGACGTAAAGGGCGAATCTGACTGCTGAGCCACTCGCAGTGCCAAACCAAGTGCCCTCGGTTGCGCCAGCGTCGCCGGTATTAACCGTGACGTTTGCGGACTGCGTAATTGTGACGTTGGGAGAACCAGCGTTAAAAGCACCGTTGTAGTTGATTTCAAGCAAGTACTCACCAGCCTCCACGATATTCAGGACAGTGCCAAAAATACCGTTTTGAGCGCAGGCGCCCGTACCGGCGACAGCCGGATTGGTCGCACCCGCGTTCTTCATGCCAGTGGCAGCGCCCATGGGCTGGGGGCCGCCACCGGTAGAATCTTGACCAGTGCCGAACGGCGTGGCCCACTTCGTGGTGGAGCTGTTGTAGCCGAAATCGGTCGTGTTGCTCAGGCCGGAAATGGTTGCCAGCTTGAGCAAGTTCTGGTTGTGCACGTTGACCGCACTCAGATTGTTGGTGTTCGTCTGCGGGTCAAAGAGCTCGATGTCGTACTCGACAAAGAGCTCACCGTACGTAGTGCTGCCGCCGGCTTGGCTGCCGGCTGCTTGAAAGAACGTGCCGACATCATAGGTCTTGATGTCAACGCCCGAAAGCGTCGTTGTGCGCACGTACTTGCGCGGCCCCATGGTGTACATGTCCTTTGGGCTCGCGTTGAAAGCGAAGTTCTCCCAGGTGGCCGCCTTCACGGCGCCACGCATGGAGAGAAGCTCTTGCTTCGTGGTGGGGACGTTGTCGGCCGCGTCGTAGTCCATGGCCATCATCATCGATCCACCAGTGCTCGTGGGGGCGTCAGTCTCATAGGTGAACTTCAACTTGTGAAACCGGTAGCCCTCGTAGAGCGCGGCCAGCTGAGACAGCCACGGGAACACGGCCGTAAGGCCGGGGTTCACCGCAAGCACCACTTGGAGGGTAAAAGTGGCAGTGGTGCCAAGAAGGTCCATGACATACTCCTTGTGCACAACACGAATGGAGCCGTCTTGTCGGCGCTGGATCTGAGGAGAACCCGCCGTGAACTTCTTTTGTTTCGCAACGACGGCAGCAGCAGGCTTGCTGGAGTAGCCGATCGGAGCCGCCTTCTTGGGGCGAGGCTGGGTCACCAGGGAACCGCCCATCTTGGGCTTCTGCTTGGCGGCAGCCTTGCGCATTTGCGCTATATTGTTTACAACGTCCCATCCTACGTTGCTAAGGAACTGTGTGAGTTCGTCATACAAGGGTTGGTCGAGCCGGGACAGCTCCATCTTGATAGAGAAGACGTTCTCAACGGTGGGTTCCTTTCCAAGAGCTGAAAAGACCATCTTGTGCCACGCTGGCCGACATCTGTCGGGAAGGGACCAAGTCTGCGAACAGAAGTCAAAGCCCTCCGCCAAACCACCAGGGTGATGTTTTACGTCACTAAGTATTTTGCCGAACCAAATGGCCAAATCAATGGCCTGGTCCGCTGTGGGCAGCTTTGGACCTGCGGAGAAGTTGTCGTCTCCCATGGTCTTGACCACCTTAAGCGGTGCTCCTGCGGCCTTGGCTATGCGCCGCAGAACCGAAGCAGCCACTCGGCTGTTCGTGAAGGCTGTGAGGAACCAGCCTGAGGGCATCACACCGGGTGCTGTGTCTTGTGACATGTCGCGATAATGCCCGTCTGAGAACGCAACTACTTTATTCGCTACGCACCAATAACGGTTCATCACGGCGTTCACGAACTGCTCGTCGCCCTTTTCATCGCCTGAAGATTCGTATCTATCAAGCGTCGCATGGGCATCGAACTCGAAGTCCTGAAGCACCAGAGACCAATCCCAGCCACTGAAGTCACCTTCCAACGTTTCCCAATCGTCGGCGATGACCTCTTTCAAGTGTGACAAGAATGCAATGGTCTGATCGTGTGAAAACCCTATGCCGACTTGAGTGTCGGACAGGGGCCAGAGGGCCAGATCGCCGCGCTGCATTGCTGCAAACAACATGCGATCTACCAACTGGTCAATCAAGGAGAGGTTAAAGATCAAACGCCACTTCTTGACAAGCGCCTTGCGCTTGTGATGAGGTTCAGACTTAATGAACAGCTTCACCGCATCACACGCACCAGCCTCAAGCAAGGACCACCCTGTTGGATGTTTCTTCTTGAATTCGCTGGGCGTAAATTTTGCCAGGTAACGCAGCCTTGAAAGCACTGCGTTGTACAGGGGACCGCCCTCGACACCTAGCAAGCCGAGAACGTCTGCGATTGACGGCCCGAAGGCCGTCATTGGGACGCCGGGCTTGGCGTCTCCGTTGCAGCTGCTGCAGACGTCGACCCAGAGGCGGCGGAAGCCGTCGTCTGTGAAGATGTCTGGGATTTGGAGCTTTGGGAGTCCTTGGTTGGCTTGTCGGACTTCTTCTTGGAAGCCTTTTGAATAGCCAAAATTCTGGATATCGCAGCGTGGAGGCCTTTGAAATTGGCCTCCTCGCCCGGATTCAAACTCCCTGATCTTATGCTCTCTAGCAGCAAGCTTGTCATTGCGGTCACTGACGGCTTTGAGGTAGGCAGCATGCTCCGCTCGACCACCTGACTCGGGGTTGGTGTACACTCCGAGGTCTGGGTAGCGGCGGACAGCTTCTTCTTGCCTTTTGTTGAGGGGCTTGCTGGGCAAGTCAATTGGGCCGGTTTTGAGTCCCCACTTTTCTCCTGCTGAGTCTTCAACGAACTCATAATGCTGGATGAAGTAGCGACAATCGGCTTCTCCACTTCTACGGGGCGAGTCCCTGTTAGGACTTTTAAATCCACAACAGGGCTCGGTGCAACTGGTGCAGCCACAGACGGCAAGGGTTCCACCGCCGAAGCGGCAGCACCCAAAGGCGCTAGTGTCACGTTGGAGGTGGTAATGAACCTGTCCCAGCAGCCGGGGGTATAGCCTTTCGACTGTTCCTCGGCAACCGGTGCACTTTCAACATTCCTCTTGCCCTCCCATCTTCTGTTGGATGGGGCGGGTTCGGCTGCAGCCGGCACAGCAGCAGAGACGGCAGGGGCGAGTTTTACGGGGCGCACCTTTGGCAGCGTTGCCGCTTTCAGTGCCTCCTCTTCTTCCTCGTCCGCCATGTCGCTCCAAGAACGCCCCTTTAGGACGGACTTTGCTATGACGGCGTCAGCCGCGGCTTTGATCTGATACTGAGTCATGATCGCAGCGCGCTCACGTTCAAGCGCGATAAGCCGATTCTTCTGATTCTCTTTCTCGTCTGTTAAACGCTGGCGCTTTTGTTGACGATAAGCCTTTTGTCTCTCGTTTAGACGTTCTGCCCGTTCTTTGTCGTCGCCAAGTGAATGGCGGCCGAAACGTTCTGTCTCCTGAAAGAGATTCCTACATTGACCACGGTTCATACCACGCAGGTCGTATCCGTTGTCCATAAGGGCTTGGATCCAACCGGGCGTTTCGGTGACCGGAGGGTCAACGTCGAGGCGGAGAGGTTTCTCCAACTCAGCCTCGTTGGACTTCATCCATTTCTCGGCGTTTTGCGCTACAGTCCACGCTTTGAGCCATGAGCCCATGTGGAAGGCGGTATTACGTTTCGAGAATTCAGGAGTGAATTCAACATTTTCGGGATCAGCATACATGCGACCAGGCGCTGTCTGATGCAGTCCGACGACGGACATCCGGCCAGATTTTTCGTTCTGCCAGATTGGTAGTCCTGAGTGACCATATTCGGTGGGGAAATCGTGTTCGAAAATGGGGTCATGCCACTCTCGCAGTGACCCGTTCGTCATCATATTACCTCCCTCAGAGGGCAGGAACATTACCGCCGTACCAACCCTACCGATTTTTGTAGTGGCGGGACGGAGCGACAGTGCTGAAACTGCTGACTCTTTGAAAAAGAAGGAAATGACATCGACACTTTCATCGCGTTCAATGGGCGTGACATCGCTGACAGCCGACTCGAAGGGGAGACCAACACGAGTCGCAACGCAACTCACAATCAGGTCCTGAAGGTCCTGATTGTGAAGCACGTGTTCAGCGGTAACGAGGATCGAGATATTCGAAGCCCCGGGCTTACGCACCACGACGCCAAACCCCATGTGATGCTTTGCGCGAGTGGAAATTGACACTATTGCACGGAAAGCAGGGGTAGTACCGCATGGTTGAAAAGGCTGAGAACCAGCCAGCACCGCCTCAGTGATCGGGACGGGTGCTGTGCTAGGAACAAGCCGCCGAATGGTGTCGACGACAGCCGCCATTGTAAGCGGCTGCTGCGGGGGAGGCAAGGGAGCCTCCTCCACCAACTTGCTCTTCAGAAGAAGAACTTCGACTGTCGTCACGAGCTTGTCAACCCAGAAGTCAATCACGACATACGTGGTGACAAGGGCGACGACCCAGAAGAACAGCGTGCGGAGAATGGCCACGACGATCGCCCACAAGGAGTAACTGTCAGGATTCGCCACAATGTGTGAGAGCTGCGTAGGATTAACCACGAGCACACGCGCATATCGCACGGCGCGCCATGTTGCCAGGCACGCTTCGAAGGCGACGTAGGGCAACGCGCACATGGCCCGGAAGGCCATTACCCACACCAGCACGAAGCTGTTGCGAGCCCCCGCCCAAAAGGCGGGGTCATTGGCACCTGCAAAAGCAAGGTACGCAATGAGCGCGGTGGCGATACACGCC